GTTCTTGAACTGGCGCGAGATGGTGTCGGTGGGGTTGAAGAAGCCCTTCATGCCTTCAACCAGCGCAGCGTTGGCAGCGGGGTTGACGGTGGCGTAGCGCGGCGACATCACAGCAGCGGCTTCGTTCAGTTTCTGCTGGGCTTGCAGCAGAACCAGCGAGGTGCCGGGGGTGGTGCCGGGGGTGCCAACAGAAGCGGAAATGCTCTTGTAGGCGTTGGCAACGTCAGCGTCGATGCTGGCTGCAAGCTGCGAGATACGCGGCTTCAGAACACGTTCAGCGAAGTCGTCCAACTGCATCGTCAGTTCAGCGGTCGTGAAGTTCACGCCGATGTGCTTTTGCGATGCAACGGTCAGCGAAGTGAACTGCTCGTTGTCGTCCTGCACTTGCAGGGCGGCACCGTCAGTCACCAGCGCGCGGTCGGGCAGGCGGATACGCAGTGTAGAACCGATCTTGGCACCTTGGACAGCGAAGCTGTCGTCGTACTGACGGTTTACGTTGCGGGTGAGTACGAGGTTGTTCTCAAGGATTTCGAGAGCCTTCCTCGTAATCATGTCAATGGTAAGAATACTATTTGCCACTTTGATTCCTTAACGAAGTTTGGCCTGCATCTTTTTGACTTGCCGTGCCCGTTCTGCCTCGATCCATTCCGAGGTGGACATGGACTTGATGGAGCGCGGGTCAGTGGTGTCGAATGCAGGTGATCCAGTTGTCCTAGCAGTTACCGGCGTGATGGGTGCCGGGGCGGATGAAGTACGCTTGACGGGCGGGTTATCAGCAAGTTTCGCCTCAAGTTTCCCCAACTCCTTTACTTGGAGGAAGGGTGTCAAACGGGAGATACGGTCTGCTTCTTTCGGGTTAGTCCCAAGGTAGTAGGCTACATCGGGGCCAGCATCGGAAGCCTTGATCGTCTGAGCCATCACCTCCGTAATTCGCAGATTCGGGTTGTAGGCGACTTGTTCAAAGTCGTCGTACTTTTCCCGAGCCTTCTCTTCACGGTCGTGAAATGCTTCCAGCATCTCGGACTGAAGTCTGTCAGCTTCCCGCTTACTGAGCATCTCTTCTGCTTTGCGGGTTGCCAGTGCTTCGGCATACGCTTCGACAGATTCAAATTGCTCGGGAGGCGGCAAGTCTCTAGGGACTTCAGTTTGAGGCGCAGGTACACGCTCTCGTTCCCATTTGCGCTGTTCTCGGGCCAGCCGCTTGCCAATCAGAGCGTCAACTTCTTCTTGCGTAAAAGTCTTACTCTGTTCCGGCGCTTCAGTTACTTCGGGTTCCGGTGCTGCCGTGGCTTCCGGTTCCGGCGCGGGGGCTTCCACCACCGCTGGTACTACAACTTCGCTCTCTTCCATTTTGATTCCGAAGAATCCCTAGCGGTCGGCGCTAGTGCCGTCAATATACCTTAAACACTCAGCGATGCAACACTGTCTTGGAAAGCCTTAACGCGGGCATCAAACGCTTCCCGATCACGGGCAAGAATCTCCTGAGCCAAACGGAGTTTTTCCTGCGCGGCGACAAGATCGTCCTGCGCCGAGTGCAACTGCAACGCTAAATCAGCAAGTCGCTTTTCCTCGGTGGCAGACGCCAACTGGAAAGCCTGTTCTGCTTTGAGAAGGTCTTCCTCGCGTTTGAGGAGTTCGGCGGTTTTAGCTGCCGCATCGGCAGTCGCAGCATTAGCCGCGTCCAAAATGGCCTTGGCCTGCGCTTTTGCCGCTTCCAGTTCCGCTGCGGCAAGCTCACGGTCTTTCACCGCATCTGCTGCTGCCGTCAGTGCGCCCTGCCGAATAGCCAATTCATCGCGCATTGCGATGAGAGTGGTGACATCAGCCGACAACTGCTTGGCGATGTAATCGAGGAAATTGGTTTTATCTACCCCGGCGTAATCATTAAACACTTCCATGATTCACCTCAAGCGTAGAACGAAATGTTCAGTTTTGCAGACGCAGCCTGCTCGATGAACTTGATCTTGCCCAAGTCACCGTCGTATTGAAGCGTCACCCCAACGGCAAGCGGCATTCCGACTGCTGCGGTGGGATCGACATCATCGTCGCGCCAGCGAACAGCAGCGCCCTCTGCCACGATTAGCGCGATTGCGGGCTTGCAACTCATGCCATTCAGGTCTTGAGTCGGGACAGTCAGACCGACTGCTGATGTAAGCGTGGCGATCTGCTGGTAACCCAATCGGGTTGTGACAGACTTGAGATTGAGTGACATCAGAATTTCCTAGTAAAAGACCGAATGGCGACCCATGTCTCGCCGGGAGTGACCACTAATGTACCAGTATAAATCCCGCCGGGGCCGTACACCACCCCTTCAGCGACATCGGAAGGATCGGGGTATAGCGAGTAAGAAACACGGGCGGCAGCACCGACAATAATCGAACCGGGGCCATTCAGCACCCCTGCGACAGCGTGAGGCGTATTGCGCCGTGCAACACCGTTAAGTGCAGAAGCGGTGCCAGTCAGGACACCCGCGCTTCCAAATGCTCTGAGTCGGTTTGCCGTCCCGGTAAGCGCAGAACCGGTGCCAGTCAGGACACCTGTGCTTCCAAATGCTCTAGACCGACTCGCCGCCCCGGTAAGGGATGATCCGGTGCCGGTCAGAACACCTGTGCTTCCAAAGGCTCGGGATCGGGCCGCTGCACCAGTGACAGCCGATCCGGGGGAGTTGAGTACGCCTGAGGTGGCGTGGGTTACCGCGCCTGTTGCCCTTGCAGCGGCCCCGCTAATCGCCGCGCCGGGGCCGTTCAGTACACCCGTGCTGCCAAAGGCTCTTAGCCTAGCCGCTGCGCCTGTTAGCGCAGCGCCGGGGCCGTTTAGCGCACCACTTGCGTCGTGTAGCCCCGCAGCCGCATCAATCTGAAACGCATCGTTTTGAAACGCATCGGATTGAAAGGCAGTAGCCATTACATCACGGCTTTGTCAGGGTAGCGTAGAGGTCTTGAGCCGCTTCCTTGTAGTTCTGAAGCGCGAACTGGACATGATCCGGGTGTCTTACGGAAAGCTCAGGCCCATAGGAATAGCCCCAAGTAGCGGCAAAGTTGCAGCTATAGCCCGCAGGGTTCCACTTTACATCAGTATGGGGCGCATTGGTGTCGCGCCATGCTTGGCTCAGGTAGTAGTAGAACATCTCAGCCACCGGAGGCCATTGGTGCGTGAAGTCGCCGTAGGCTCGGTTCGATGCCCAGTGAGGCGTGATGATCGTAGCCTTGGCACCTTCCTTCATGACCCGAAACGCTTCGTTCATGAAGTGGACACGCTGCTGCGCAGTCAGATGCTCAAGGAAGTGGCTGGCGTGGATTTCCTCGACCGTACCGTCTTCCCAAGGCCAAGGGTCAACGCCGATGTTGAGGACGACATCGACACCTTCCATCGCGTACTGATCGACGCCGATGAACCCTTCCTTCTTCTTGCCGCCACAACCTAGATCGAGCTTCACCATGTGTAATCTTCAATTCCGCCGCGTTGTCCAGTTAGATCGTAGTGCCCGACTTTCACTGAACAGTCGATAGCGCAGCGATAGCCATATTTCCGAGCGTCCGACCAAAAGAAAAGGTCTTGAGTGGAGACCCCACCCTCGGTCTGAGTTACAAACCAAGGTTTGCGCAGACGCTCATCGCGGAACATGTCCATGCGCCATACGTTGAACCCCATCCCTGTGCCGTGGCACTCGACTAAGCCACCAGCGGGATCGGGGCGCTGCGGTCGGAAGTTGACCACCGGATCATTCACATCACCCCATATCTGCGCAACGCCTCCCGGCCCTTGCGTGAAGTACAGCCCGCCAATGCAGGCGTATTCGGGATGCGCTTCCATCTGAGCCAGTAGCTTGATGATCCCGTCAGGCGGCGGGATGTTGTCATGCTCAAGCGTGATGATGTACTTCCACTTGCTCAGGTCAGGGTGCGCGAGGATGCTCTCGATAGCCGATGAGAACGCCTTACCCACTTCCATCCCAACAGCCCACAGGCGCGTGAACTTAGCGTTCGGGGGCGCGTACAGGTTCATCCATGAGGCGACTGCCTTAGTCGGAATCTGTCCGAAGCAAGGCACGATCTGAACGCAGGACAGGTCTTTGTAAGCCTTGTCCGCAGTCAGTCGGGAGATGGTCTTGTCGAGGTCGGCGTTATGCGCCCCACCGTCGTAGGATGAGATGATCTGTGGCTGCATTAGGCGGGCGGCGAGTCAGCGGCAGGTGCTTCGGCAACCGGTTCTTCAACAGGCGCATCGGCAGCGGCGGGTTGCTGCTGCTCAAGGAACGAGGTTACACCCTTGATGTACGGGACGATGCAGGTGTTGATGTACGCAGCGCCACCGTCCGCATCTTCTCGCCTAACGCACAGTGCGATGGTTTGGTAGAAGGTGGTCAGGACGTAGTAGTTAACCCCGTTCCACACAATCTCTTCGGGTTGATCTCTGCG